TTATGCCTTATCAAATTCGGATAGTGCTTGTTCAAATTCTTTAACTTGTTCCAAAGAATAATCCCTCCTATAGGTAATTATATCGCGTGTTGTATAGTCCGTATAAAATCGGTCTATAAGATGTTGAACATAAAACCTTTCTGGCTCTTCGCAATGATTCAGTAGAATTACATAATTCGTATTTCGTGGGTGGAAACATAGGAATCTGTAATAATTCACTTTACCATTCAAGAATTCAATCAGATTTTCATCTGTCTTTAGATTTTCAATGTCTTCTGTATTCCTTATTGGTTTCATAATTCAATATTTTTTATTATTTTTTCTATTCCGCTTGCTCTGTACCTCTGCCATACACATCTTGCACCATGACGCTTTCAGATGGTATTCCTTACCGTTACGACGGGCTATTCTATCGAAAAACCGGGATAATGGAAGTGCTCTCCCACAACGGGTGCACAGTTTACGCTCCACTCCGTCAACCACCACCCGGTTACGGGGTTTCCTCCTCACGATCTCACATGGCCCGCATTCGGACGCGCCGTACCTCCTGCAATATGCAAGTGAGTGCTTGCCGCACTTGGCGAAGGAGGTGCAATCCGAGCGGGGAATTGTCTGATGGATATTCATACGTCATCATTCATTAAGTCGAACAATGTGGGTGCGCTGACCTCCATCTCCGCCTCATACAGATATGAAAGACTGTCTTTCCAGTAATCGTAATTGAGCTCGGTTGACAGACCTTTCCTCCCCAGATTGATAGCGCAATATGGAACGGTGCCGATACCTCCGAACGGGTCAAACACCAGTTCACCCCTGTTTGAATACCGTTCAATCAACCTTTCGACAATATCTAACTGAAGGGGGCAAATATGATTCTGCCGTTTCTTCTGCGACTGCTTGGTATTGAGCGTGCGCATCCGGGTGACATCGTCCCATATCCAGGGCTTCTTGCTTACCGGGTCAACGGCCATGAATGTCTTTGGCAGTTTTCCGTATGCCTCCAACTCTTCGGCGAATGACACGTGTTCCTCATAATCATAAACGTGCCCACGCTCGTAGTTCCTAAATAGGTGGCGTATCTTATCAATGCCGGCCCCTTTCATGTCCTCGTAACTCAATAGAGAGTTACCCGAAGATTTCCAACTTGCATGAGCGTCTATCTGCCAACGGGCCAATGAATATTCACTCTTGTTCTTTGTTACCGGCAAATCAGCGTATGCACGTGAGGTGTCGGAAGGAAGCTTGCGGAAAAGAAGGACATATTCCGGGCATCCGATACCCATCTTTGAACCGTCCTTACACATTTCAGTATAGCCAAGTCGATAAGTCTGGTTATTCTCCCTTACTACGTCCGTATCCACTGTAATACGCCCCATGTAGCGGAACCCGTATTTCATGTAGTGGAATACAGTCATTTCACTGAACGGGTCGATGGTGGGCATACCGTCACCAGTGGCGTTGCCGAACAAAACACGGTCTTTCACATGGATGCAAGCTAACCTACCGGGTTTAAGAATACGCATAAGCTCCGGTGTAAGATAATCCATCTGCTCGAAGAACTTGCCGTTGTCCTCATTATGCCCGAAGTCGTTATAGGTCGGAGTGTACTCATAGTGGTTGGAGAACGGGATGCTGGTTACAATCAAGTCCACCGAATTACTTTCCATAGTCTGGCATTCAAGAACATTGTCATTATTGATTGCCCTCCACAGTTTACCGGACTTTTCTTCCCTGCTGGCAAACATCCACCGCATCATCTTTTCCTCTGCCTGCAAACCGAACAAACCGTTCTCACGAACAATATCGGTCATCTTGGCTACCATTTCACGGTGCTGCGCCCATTTCTGCATAAAGCTCTTGTATATCTCGCCCTCACTTTCCGCATAGACCAGATAGAGGTCAACCGGATGCTGCTGCATGAAACGGTAGATACGGCTATCGCCTGGAACTTGTCATTAAAACGGTAGTCAATGAACATGATTGCCTTGTGGCAGTGGTACTGGAAGTTCAAACCCTCACCGAGCATCTCCGGTTTGGCGGCCAGATATTTCAGACGGCCGTCCTTAAAGTCCGCTATCACTTCATCGGCTTCCTCATCATCCTGCGAACCATATACAGCCTTGCAACCGGGTATGGCGTCACACAAAGCTTTCCTCTCATTCTCCAGGTCATGCCATAAAAGGAAATGGTCGCCTTTGTTTTCAGGACGGTTAATGATTTCCACCACACGGGCAATCTTTTCCTGCATGTTGTCCCGACGTTCTTTCGCTGCGTCGGCAAGTCCGAGAGCAGCCTCACGGAACATCTTCACTTGTCCGTCACGGTCGGTTCCGGCAGTGGAGTTGTCAACACTAACCACTTCTTCATGTACACGCAGTTCCGGCAATTCATATCCGGTATCGGGATAACCGAGGTCGGACGGTCTGGTGAGGAACAACGCCCATGTACTTACCCACAACCAGAACTCCTTCTCCTTGTGCGGATAAAGGGTAAGGTTGTTCGCCTTCGTGCTGTCACGCTGAAAGAAACGGGTAAGCGCCTGCCCGGTATCCATCACACCGAGATAACCGGCATAATGTATCAGCTCCTTGTATCTATTGGGCGATGGCGTGGCGGTGGCGACAAAGCGGTAGGGAACATCCGCAAACAAGGGAAGGAACTCCTGGTAGGTCTTGGTACCGAAACCGCGTAATACGCTCGCTTCATCCAATGATGTTGCGGTGAAGTAGGAAGGTTCTATTCTTACACCATCTTCACCGTCGCGTACACGCTCGTAGTTCGTAACCATGATGTCAGTCGGACATATCATCACATCAGCCATAGTTCGTACATAGGTCACTTTCATGTGCAGATGTTGTTCCGCTTGTGTAAGGAACTCGACCACTACACGCTTGGGGCATACGATTAATCCTTTGCCGCCTTTGTGTTTCAAGACTACCCGAAGTATCTCCAACTGGGTTACGGTCTTCTGCATACCGAAACTGGAGAATATAGCACGGCATCCACCGGATATTGCCCAACGAACGGTATCTTTCACATGGGGATATAACGACAAGGTTAATTCATCCGGATTGACCTCGAACCCGGTCTGATGACTGATGGCCATCTTGTCTTTCAGAAATTCTATATATTCTTTCATCGTATAATTTTTTTAGGGTGAACATTAAAAATCCAATCTGTTATTATCTCATCCGGAAGCGTTGTATGAATATCGCCTCCAAGTAGTAGTCCGCAATGTTTCTCCACATATTCACGGGCTTGCGACTTATCATAGGCCTTTACTGTGAAATACCCTTCAAAGACAAACTTTGTTTTGATTTTATATTCTTTCTTGGCTTTTTCCGGACACTCTTTCAAAATGCGTTTGATGCTCCGGATAGACTTTTTGCAGTCCCGTATAGCCTCCGGGGCCCGTTCCTGGTTAAGAGCGTTTTCAAGTTCCGAAAGCCGTTTTTCCAATGCAGTACGTTTCAGTTTTACTTCCATCATGCAATTCTTTTGAGTTTATTTCCAATTTTCCGGGCAAGAGCCTCGCAAAGAACACGGGCCATATTTACCTCAACAGCGTTCCCGATGAATTTTTTTTGGTCGGCTTGTGTCCCTATAAGCATGTAATCCTCCGGAAACCCCATTATCTTTTTCAGTTCCGGAATGCGGAGCATCCGCATCTTGATGTCAACAATTCCATATAACGCCATGAATTCTTTGATTTTCCGCGTCATGGGGCTGTCAGTATCGTAAATCTCAACCGCCACACGTCCGGTTTCAGTTACCACCAAGTACGGCGGCATCTTATCCATACGGGCAATAAGGGTGAAACAAGGATTATCCACGGACCTGCCCGCACTATTAAATTGCGGATTCATGAGATAATGCCATTTCCGGTTTGCGGTTATTGTCTGTGCCGGTTCCTCTATGCTGCTGCCAATATTTGAGAAAGAAGTATTCATAATCCAAGGCTTGCATGTTATAAGTTTTTGCTTGGGATTGGTTAAAATTGCCGGACAAATATTGTCAATACTTGTATGTTGTCCTCCACCGGAATACTCATTGGCGATAAACCTTGGAGTTACTAATGACAATCTGTCTTTTGTTGTAACTGTCGCAGACGGCTCGTTTACCGAACGGTTAAAGCCGTTCCCATAGTGCGCCGACACAAAGGCATGATGGTCCCTGCATGTGATTGTTCCGGCAGGCTCTTCCACTGATACATTCTTGCTTTCGGGATGTCCGCTGAATTGTTTGGAGAGGAAACTTACCTGTACCTTTGCAAAGCGGTTTTCAGTTGTCAACACTCCGCATGGTTCATCAACTGATTTGCATGTGTCTTGAGGGCGAACCGTATTGTAACGGGAAAGGAAAGCATCCTTTCCTCCGGCTACAAACTTTACAAGTCCGGCATAGATACGTTCCAGCGTTTTTTCAGCAAGAGGCTTGGCGCGGAAAATAGTTTCGCCTTCGTCCGAAAAATCAAGGACCTCTTTAACGGGTTTCCATCTTTCCAGGCTGGAAAACATATCCTTCCTTCCATTTTTGCAATGAGTAGGCTCAGGAAATGTTATCGGCAATCCTTTCTTGGCGAATATGCCAAAGAAGCGTTTCCGGGTAGTATATGCGCCATAGTCGGCAGCGTTCAATATCCGGTAATCGAAATCAAAGCCGTACTTCTTCACGTTGTGTACCCATTTCTGATAAAGCCTGCCTTTATCCATGCTTATTGGCTTACCATTTTCGTCCATGTCACCCCAGGACATGAATTCTTCAACGTTTTCAATTTGAATGTAATCCGGCTCGATTGCTTCAATATACCGGAAAAGATGCTCTGCCAGTGTGCGGCTGTCTGCATCGCGCGGCTGTCCTCCTTTAGCCTTGCTGAAGTTCGTGCACTCAAGGCTTGCCCAAAGAACAATGTAAGCATCCGGATATTGTTCCTTGCATTTGGCAAGATGTTCAACCATCGGAGATAGTTCCAGTTTCCGGATGTCTTCCGTAAAATGCAGAGCGTCCGGGTGATTGGCCGCATGGCTTGCAATGGCGTTCGCGTCATGGTTCACACATGCTATCACCTTGGCGCACTGTTCATTTTCCAAACGGGCCTTTTCTATACCCGTAGATGTCCCGCCGGCACCGCAGAACAAATCAATGTACAGCATTGAAATCATTCGGCGCCTCCTTTCTTTTCCGGACAATCACATTCTACCGGAAACATAGCCAAATTACCAATTCTTTTTGCGTTTCCGCAACTAACCATCGTCCGGTTGGTAGATTTATCATCCGCGATGCAATCGTTGCTATCGCACGATAAAAACACGCATTTAATTAAATTCATTTTCTTTTCCATACTGTTGTTGTGGATTAAAGTTCTTATTTCCTCCGGCTTTCGCCGTTCATATGAATGATGTTATAAAATTTTAGTCTGTCAACCAGCCTGCCATATTCGTCATTACTGAAATAGTCCTTGATTTCGGAAGGGGACATGTTCGTAGTGACGTGCGTTTTTACGCGATATTGGTTGTACACCTCAGTCCGGGCATGAAAAAAGTCCATAACCAACTGTTTAGTGTCCTGCCCGAAATGTAGGGAAGTCTGCACTCCGACATCGTTCAAGCAGAGATTTTCCGGCTGGCATCCATCATATCCCTTCCTGCCTCCCTCATTGTATGTATACAAGTCCAAATGCTCATGTTGCTTGTAATAGTTTATCATCTGTGTGACAGATACATTGTGAAAGGCATTCGGGTTTCCCGTCATTTTCAAGTATTCAGAAAAAGCCTGCATGGTCAGGGTTTTCCCTACGCCGACACCGCCGCAGATGATAAGGCTCTTATGCAGCTTGTAGCCTTTGCCCGGGTATATATTTTCCGCTTCTTCCTGCCCGTTGAAATACAGCAGAAGAAAACGAAGCAGTTTACGGTTGTATTCGTCAACTACAAATGTCTTGTTCTCATTTGCAAGAAGGACATTCCCGGAACCAATGAGCAAATCAGCATGTTGTTTGAACACGGGTTCTTCGGATAGGGGGTCAAAGGTCATATGCTTCCGCTTTTCCCATTCCTTCCGTAGCGCGTCATAGTATTTGTTGAATTTCTGTGGCTCCATAGTCAGAAAATGTTTTCGTCATAGTTTCTTTTCTTAGGTCCATCCGGAATTGAGGAAAATTCGCCTTTCGTTTCGTCGTAGTTCCCTTCCCAGACTTTGACCCAATTTTTCCCGTTCTCGAAAACCCAATCAAAAGAGGCCTTCCAGCCGCGCTTGCTTTCACCCTTGAGAAATTTGCTTTCCTGCATCTTCTTGAAAATGGTTTGCATTATGGGCATTGCCTTCTCAATTCCCCCCATCTCTTCAACGCGGATGCGGATTTTGTTTTTACGGGCTTCGGAAAGGGTGAATACCTTCGGATAGCTCGTGCAGGTGGCGTTCCACATATCCGCGATTTTTTTAGCAGGCAAATGCTTTCTCTTTTGGGAAGGTTCCGGCTGTATGACTTCTTCATCTTCCGTTTTGGGAGCATCCTTCTCGCGCGCGGGCGCGGGCGTTAAGGCTTCTTCCCCTTTAGGGGGAGAAGAAATATTATCTACGTTAGGAGATAATATTATATTATATTCTTGTTTGTGCCCTATCTGTTGTACTGTTTTGCCGTTATTCTGTTGTACCGTTTCGGGTAAATCCAAAACGTTATCACTTTGACTATCAATACTTTTATTTGCTCTATCTGTTGTACTGTTTGTTTTACTATCTGTTGTACCGCTTTTTTTGCTGTTTTTTGACTGTTGTACTTTCTGTTGTACTGTCTGATGTACTGTCTGTTGCTCTATCTGTAGTCCGTCTGTTGTACTATTTGATGTATCATTTGATGCACTATCAGTTGTACTTTCTGTTGTACTACCACATTGATAAAGCTCATAATTAACTATTGATATTAAGTTAATTAGCTTGCTTTTTTGTTGTACTATCTGCCCGTTTTTTTGAAGTTCATCCAAAAAGCGCACAACCTTTCCTCGCGACCACCTCCAGCGTTCCGCCAAAGTGTCTTGCGTTTTGCCAATTTGCCCGCGTTTGATTTCAACTTTGTTGCCACGGACATAGATATAACTTTCATCATTATTCGCGATAATAAGCAGGTCAATCCAAGCTTGCAAACGGGTGAACACCTCCGAAAAATAAAGAGGGTTTTCCGTAATCTTTCTGTATAGTTTTATCCAACTGTCCATAGATTAATTCTTAAAAAAGACGTTAGTAAGTTGCCTGTATCCTCCAAATACGGCCCAAATGCCGGGAGAAGTTTCCACAAGCCGTAATTCATCCACGCGCCCGAAACGGTCATAGTTCTTGCACAAATCAACAATCCATCCTTGTTTTCCGGAGTATGGCCGTATCGCTCTGCCTACCATTTGATAGTAGAGGGACAATGAACGTGTAGGGCGTGCGAGAACGATTGTATCAAGTTCCGGAAAATCAAAACCAGTCGTTAATACTCCTACATTCGCCACAACGTTTATTCTTCCAGCTTTGAATGATTTAAGTATCATCCTGCGGGTTTCTTTGGGTGTTTTACTGCTGATTACAGCCGAGGCACCGCCAATTGTCCGTACAAGGTATTCAGCTTCCTCAATAAAACGGGTGAATACAAGGATTGAGGTTCTGCCGGCAATAAGAAGCCTTTGCACTATGTTCTCAAGATGTGATGCAAAACCAATCTCTCTGTAATGCTGTTTAACGCTGGCATCCGTATAGTCCGCGCCCGTGCTGTTTATTTTCAATTTTGAGGTATCTACCACGTTTATCGGGTAATAGTTCAAATTAGCCAAATAACCGCGTTCCAGCAACGTTTTTATCTGTACATGATAAATAAGTTGAGAAAATATCCTGGGTTTGGTACGGGTGAGGAAACGCAGCATAGAGCCATAAAAACGACTTGAATACAATCGGTAAGGGGTTGCTGTAAGTCCTACAACCTTGCATTTGATAGTTTCGATAAAATCAGCATACATCCCTTCTTCCGCATTGACATAGTGACATTCGTCAATAATGGCATAACGGAACCGGGCAAAAAGATGCTTGTTGTTCTTTACACTTCCTATTGTGGCAAATGTTATCCGGCTTATTCTCTTGGAGTTGAACGAGGCCGAGAATATTGAACAGTCCAGTACACCATAGCTTTGAAGCTTCCCGAAGTTTTGTTCAAGTATTTCCGCAGAAGGCTGGAAGATAACCAGCGGTTCACCCAAGCGGTATGCAATATCGGCAATAACAAGACTTTTCCCGCTTCCGGTAGGAAGTACCATTATGGCATTGCCTTTGGCGGGTGAAGAAAAAAAACGCACTGCTGCATCGCTGGCCTCCTTCTGATAATCTCTTAATTCATACATTTCGCATCAATTTTAAAAATTCCGCAGGATAAAGCTAAATATCTTGTACCAAGTGGGTATCTTCTTTTTTTTCTGTTGTTCATAATCCGTTGTTGTGGATATGCCCCGCTGACTGGAAAGTGGAGCGGGGCATAGTTGAATTATTGTTCAATGATTACAATGTCCGGACAAACGGCACTGATACGCTCAAGAACCGAATCCATTTCGCGGTCACGCATTTCTTCAAGCAAGTCGTTCGCTTCGGCAGAAACAAGCGTACAGGAGAAATCCGACGGGTTTATGTATACTTCTACGTTAATGGTTTGTTTCGGTGTTCCTTTGAAAATCGGAATATGTAAATTGAAAGCTTCCGGCAAATTCGACTGAACAGCTTGATTGATAAGCAGTCGTTTGTCGCCTCTGTTGTTGTCTGACTTCTCAATTTCCTTGTCAACTTTCGCTCTGAAATTCTGCAATTCTGTTACGAGCTTCATTGCTATGGCCTTTGTTTCAAAGAAAGAGCGGTTCATTTTAAACAGTTCGGCCATTTCAAAGTTGGTTATATATTCACCTTCATTGATGCCAAATCGTTTGAACTCCGGTGAAACCATTAAGGAGCCGGAGATTTTGCTTCCGTAATGATTGTTCTCATTACATTTCAATGTTATATTAAGGTTTTCGCGGTCTACAAGTACATGATATGTTCCTTGATTAACCAACCCAAGACGCATACGGGTTTCCAGCCATCTTGCAGGAGCGTCAATCGTGCCGGAAATAACAACCTTGACCGGTTCATGGACCTCTACTGCTTTACCTTCCCGGATGATAATCTCACCAACCCCTGCAGGGAGATTGTTTACCATAGCTTCTGCAATTTCTTTCTTTACTTCTTGTTTAATTTCTTCTGATGTCATAATTTAATGGTTTAATAAGTTAATAATCGGTTTTTCTTTAGCCTTCTGTTCCGGTGCGGCGAATCTGCATTTGAAGGGTTCCCTGCCGTTCGTCCGGACGAATCGGACGGGTATAGCGCAAAACACCCTCATTATCGTAATATCCGGCAGTCCGGGTTTCTTCGTCAATGAATTTAAAGCAGTCTTCCCGGACAAATTCGGCCTTTTCTTTGAGTGTTTTAGCAATTTCCTCGCTTTCGCTTTCCAAATGCTTGATTTGGTTTTTGTAAGCTTTGTCCTGCTCCTTGTAGAGTTCGTCTGCCGCACGCTTATCCGCACGAACATCGCGCAACTGAATGTTCTTGTCAACAAGACTTTCTTTCAGTTCATTACGTCTTTCTTCGTTCAACTCTTTTGTGTAGTCCAGCATCTCAACAGAATCGCAGTTGTCACGAAGAAAATTCTGTCTTTCCAATCCGGCAGGAATATCCTGCCCTAAAACTTTATCTAACATATTGATTTGAATTTATGGGTGCAGGAAATTCCTACACCCGGTTAATGACCTATCGTAAAGGCAAAAGGTAAGATTTCCAAATTTCGGCAAACTGATTGCCGAAATAGATTGCGATTTCCCGATTTTTGGAAGCAAGGGCACCCCCGAAGCTCGCGCTCGAGTACGAGGCAACGTGGCTCGAATCCAAGACCGACACACCAAGCGCGGCACCGTTGTTCGCACCACCAACACCAGCGGGAGTTTCCTTTTTAATATCGAACCAAGGATAATACTTGCATTCGTCAAAGTCGGCCCAATTGGGACACCATCCGAAATTGAGGGCCTTCGCGATAATTTCCAGCTTTTTATAAGCGATTTCATGTTCGGGAAGCGGTTCAAATCCGTTATTTTCCAATGTGTCGTTCAATTCCTCAAAGTCAACTGGTTCTTTTCCAAGAAATGCGCAAGCATCCTCGTAGGATTTTATATCCTTATAATTGAGATTGAATGTATTACTACCGAAAAGGTCTTTCAATAGCTTCTTACCGTTTTCATCTGCTTTGTTGAATGCATTAATCGCATTTAATCTCTTAATTTCCAATGTTGTTTTCATCTTGAATTCTTTTTAATTGTTCGTTACTAATTTGTCGGGCTTTAGCCAGTTTTTTTATTGTTATTCCGGCCCGGCGCTGTATGTTGAACATTCTATTGTCCTGCACCGGGACGGACCTTAATATGTTTAGGAATTGCATTATATCCTTATGCTGTTCATTGCTGATAACATACATGCCTATTTCATTATGAATCGGCGGGAACCGGGTTTACTTACCATATATCTTGAATACATATCCGGATTTTCGTCAGCAAAGCGTTCTATATCGAACTTCTCACTGTCTTTTGCCGCCTTCCATGTGGCAAGGATTTGGCATGCGCCGCCTTTTTTCCCATAATCGTTCACATTGATTGCAAGAGCTTCCGCATCACCCATGAACATTTTTATATCGTTCTCTATCTCATCTTTTCGGGTGGAAAGTGTGTTGCAATCAGGATTTTCGTTTCTGCTTCCGTTTGTACGTATGTAAGGTTCTAATAGCATGATTACCTTACTCGTGATGCTATTCGTGCATTTTTACCACAGAAACTAAGCGTCTACCAATTTCGCCATTCCTTCGTGTACCGCCCCAACTCGTGAAGCGGTGGTTTATGAACAAAAATTTGTCAAGTGTACCCATCACGGGTTTATATGGTTCCCGCAAAGGCTTCTTCTTGGTGGTATTTGAAGCTGCGGATGAACTTCAATTTATTTTTCGCTTCTTCCGTATCAGCCTTTTCTATCAACTCGTCAACTTCCCACCATCGGATGTAGTCGATTTCATGAGCCTTTTTTATCAGTTCCTTGTCATTGTCAGTCATAGTTGTGCCCTCCAAAATCTAAGAATCTCGCTACCCGTATAGAATTTGCGCCCGTTTATTCTACGGAACCCACATTTAATCATACCTTGCTCTGTGTAAATACGAAGTGTATTTCTATGTATTCCAAGCGCAGCGGATGTTTGCATTACAGAGTATCTTCCTTTTTCGGTTACATTCGGTTCTATACTTGTTATCATACAGGGTAAAATTTAAATTTTATTGAACAATCATGTGTTATACAGCCTTTTTATGTCTGCATATTTTAATATTGTCCCTGCCTTTTCTCATTTCTCTGAAAGTAATTCTTACAAGTGCAATGCTTAGCAAGAACATGATTGAAAAAGCGGTAATAGCGAACTCTCTCACAATAGAAGGGGTTATAAAAACATTTACAAGCATAATAGCTGTGAACACTAAAATGAACACAGAAAGGATAAATTCAATCTTATTCATGTTGTTGTGGGATTTAATAAAGTTAAGAAGTACGGCGTACTGTAAAAGAGGTTCCAAGGGCATCTGAGCTTATCTTGAACACTCTTTTCTTAGTGCTCTTTAACTGTGAAGCTACTACTCTCGCGCGTGCAAGAGGAAAATCGACGCAAGAAAACTCCCTTTCCTCGCCAATCGCAATACTCAACAAGGTTTGTCTTACAGACACCTTTTGAACAACCTTCGATTTTTTTTCTCGTTTCTCTTTTGGGGTAAACATAATTAATATTATGTATATCCCGGCAAATACGCGTATTACCTTAATTATTAGTTATAAGTTGGCAAAATTATCACTATATGTATCTTCTATCAAATTTCTAAATTTCATAACATCACCAATAACTTCATTTTTATCTTCAGTATCTTGTATAAGCTGTAAAAGTCTATCAATGTCTTTAAAAGCCTTAATAGTGCTGTTTTCTTTGGCTCTTGAAGTTTTACAACTTCTGCATTTGTCAGTCCATTTTGTGAACACAGATAGAGAAACTCTATAAATTTCAGAGTTAGCATCTTTCTTGAAATTACAAAGCATTTGGGGCAATGGAATTTCGCTTGTAATAGGCTTTCCGTTCTCTTTTTCTGAAATAATCCAGTTTAATTGTTCTAAAGCATCGTTTATACGACGCTCCAAAACATCAATATTTTCAGTTGTTTTTATTATCCTAATACTGTCTTGTAATATTCGATTATGGTTGTTGAATATAGTCGTATAAGCATATAAATCAGTTGTCTTTCTTTCAATATTATTCTTTTTAGCTTTTACTTTACGCTCTATTTCCTTCCTCTTTTCTGCTGGATTATTTATTGAGGCTAATACAAAAAGTCCCATGAAAAATAGCGCAACAATTCCCACTATTACCATTATCTTTTTTCTAATAAGGTTAATAATCTATCAATCTGTTCGTCCTTTTTCCGAAGTAGTTCGTGACATTCTTTGATGGTATCAAGCATCTTTTCAATATCTGTCTTTTGCTCTACTTTTACAGAATGACCGTTTATGTTGTGTCCGTTCTGATTATTTTGGATTACCGAAGGATTTAGCATTTCACCTTCTCCACTCAAAAGCCACGAGATGTTTATATTCAAGTATTTTGCTTTAATTCTTTCCGCTAAATCCTTGGATATGCCATGCTTCCCGTTTTTTATATCATAAAAAGTCTGCGGTGATTTTATACCAATAGTTGCGGCGAGTTTATTTAAACTCAATCCTGTATATTCTTCCAGTCTCTTAATGCGCTCACTATCTGACATATATAAATTATTTAAAAGTTTTATACTAAAAAATACTTGAATAAATTTTGAAATTCAAGTATAATACTTTATTTTTGTACCGTCTTAATTAAAGACTTAATTAATTTTTTAATTCAAAAGTTTAATTGACAAATATAATATTAATTATGTTTAATATTTTCAAAGAATAAGCATTTAAATATGTACCATATTTTCAATTTAAACTATGAATGAAAGACTATTACAATTTATAGAATATAAGACCAACGGAAAGCAGGCTGATTTCGCTCTACTTGTCGGTTGGATTCCGCAATATGTCAGCAAGTTAATAAAAGGAGAGAATTTTGGCATTCGTCCGGTAATAACATTGCTGAAAACCTTCCCTGAACTTAATGCGCGTTGGTTGCTCACCGGAGAGGGAGAAATGCTTTCTTTCAATCCAGCAACATCCGTAATAAAAGACCGCCTTCAACGGCTTCTTGAACTTGAAAAGTACATGAAGGTAATGGCCCCAGCAGAATTGCACCAAATAACAGAGGGTGAGAATTTGGACTTTCCACAAGAAACATTTGATAAATGGGAAAAACTGCTTGAAGAAAGAGATAAGGAGTGGGAGGAACGTAAGTTAGAAGCAATGAATAAGCAGAAGGAATTATGCAAAATGAAGATAGCCAAAAAATAATAACCAGGTTCTTTGATGCTTTGGCTCAATTGAAATCAGACAAAAGGATTGGAGGAAAAACGCCGTTTGCAGAAAGATACAATATTAATAGAAGAAACATGTACCAGCTTGAAAAAAATGTAGAAAAAGATATTTTTCAAGTGTCGTGGTTATCCTATTTAGTTAATGATTACGGTGTATCAGCCGAATGGCTTCTTACGGGGAAAGGGGCATTTTATTCCCAATTCCTGCAAAACTCCTGCAAAAAGGAATAAATATATAATTAATACATTGATTGTCAGCTACAACAAATTAACCTGCTCTTGTTTTGGGAGCAGGGGGTCGTGGGTTCGAATCCCGCTACCCCGACAGGCGAGAATTAAGGAGTTACGGTAAAACGTGACTCCTTTTTTATTGCTCGGTTTGGGCGGTTTACGGCTCATCCGAAAAAAGGACGAATCCGGTTTCAAAATCAACTTCAAAAAGCAGTGAGGCATAAACACCCTAAATGTCTTAGTGCGAAGAGATGAAAATCAAAAATCACTATTTCTAGGTATTTCAGAATCTCTTTCAAACCTTTTACTTTGCAGCAAACAAATTAAATGATTTGCTGTATGAAAAAAATGGGTATAATTTATGGTTCCTCTACTGGAACTTGTGAAAGCATCGCACAGACAATAGCTGGAAAATTAGGTGTGGCATCAGCGGATGTAATTGATGCAAGCAAAATCACCACAGAAAAAGTGGGAGGTTATGATATCTTATTATTAGGGACTTCCACTTGGGGGGACGGTGAATTGCAAGACGATTGGTATGATGCTATTAAAACAGTAAAGGCCGCAGATTTGAATGGTAAAATAGTTGCTCTCTTTGGTTGTGGGGATTCAGAGTCCTATTGTGATACATTTTGTGATGGTATGGGAGTTTTGTACGACCAGTTAAAGAATTCCGGTTGCACTTTTGTGGGAGCAGTTTCTGCCGATGAGTATTCGTATTCATCTTCCATAGCGGTAATCGACGGGAAATTTGTAGGTTTGGCTCTTGACGATGTGAACGAAAGTGACAAGACCGAGGAACGTATAAACAATTGGATGGAAGAAATAAAGAAGAACCTGTAATTTTGACAATTGCCTTATGATAGCTTCAGACATTAACCCGGTAGAATTGAAAGTATTTCTGAATCATATTTATGAATTAAAAAAAGGAGTACGTCAGATGGTACTCTATACAACCAATAGGAAGTATGAAAATTTTGCTGTAAAACGGCTGGCCAATCAAAAGATTAATTACATAATCCAGCCAGTGGGGAATGATAAGATAAACCTGTTTTTTGGTAGAAAAGAATGCATTAATGCCATTCGTTTCCTGGTGACCCAGCCGCTGAACAAACTGTCACCCGAGCAGGATTTTATTCTTGGGGCTATGTTGGGGTATGATATTTGTGCACAATGCAAACGTTATTGCAAACGTAAAGTACAATAA